GTTGTGCCTGAGTATTGGGGTTTTTAGACCTTTTAATGTAGCTCTGTAGATCAGCTTCGTGTCTAGCTAGTTGGCCGTCAACAACACCAGCATTGATTGCTGGGTTACGGTCGCCTTTGTAGTCCGGAAGCGTGTGCAAGTAGTCAATCACAGTCTCTTCAGACGGAGAGTGAATGTATACGTTGCGGTTTAAGGCTCCCGCAGGCTCTATAGTGCCCGGCGCTTTAACGTAGTCCTCAGGCAACAGACTGTCTGCAATGGCTTTACGTTCTTCTTCCAGACGCGATTCTGTAGCTTCTGCTTTGGCTCTTCTCATACCTGCTGGAGTAACTCCGGGCCTACTGGGAGTTGGTGTCTTACCTAAGGTTCCTATGTTCAGGAGCATTTCAGCAGTAGTAGCCTCCTCTGGATACGCCTGAGCCAACTCACCTATCTTCTCTACGCCACGTTTGATGTCAGAGGCTTCGTACGACTCTGAGACAAACTCTTGAAGAGCCTCAGGAGCGTACCTTTTGTAGGCTTCTCCTGCTACTGCTCCTGCTGTCTCTCCTGCTGCACTGATACCGGCAGCAATGTCCGCAGTTGCCTTAAAGCCGGGGGGTAGTCTTTTAAGGTCCCCAGCAACAGTACCTGTGTAGAAACGCTCACGGGTCTCCCTAAAACGCTCAGGTGTCTCTGCAATCATCTCCCGCATACTCTCAGGTTCACGGGGACGCGGAGGTACAAGTTCAAAAGTTTCCCCATTAACTATACCGATAACACCCCCTGTTTCAGGGTTGGTTGCTGTTTGTAAAGGAAGCCATTGTTCTCCGTCCCAATAAACTTTTTTTCCTGTCTGAGGATCAGTAGCTGTCTTCATAGTAATTAGTCCATTACGTAGCCAGTAGGTAGCTGAAGTGTTGCTTCTTCGTCTTCTTCCTGCCTAGATTTAGGTATTCCATATTTAGGGAATGCTGCAAGAGAATTACCCATATCCGCATCAACATATCCCTGACGTATTGTGTTGTAGTCCTCAACAGTTTGTACCATACCTCTACGTCTAATGTTTAAAAGCTTAATCAGGGCTTCTGCTTGAACTGTTATATCTCCACCAACCATGTCTTGAGTATACGCACGGTCAGCGTCAGTGATACTTGTTCCAGAGCCAAACGCTTTAATTTCGTTTTTAACAAGCTCTGCCACTTCTTGCATATAGTTTTGAGCGTCTACTAGTTGTGGGTCGTAAGGCCTACCAATAGCTTGACCAATCTGTCTTAAAGTTACCTCAACATTTGCTGCTACGCCTGTAGGAATGCCCCCTTCAACTCTTGCTAACTGCCTATCAATAGCGTCTAACGTTCGTACTGCGCTTCTAGCTTTTTCACCCATCTCAACAAAAGTTTGTACTCCTGCTTTAGCCAGTGCTTCTTTTTGTTGATTGTTTGTTCTGTCTATAATTTCTTGCGCCTGTGGTGCTTTTCGTACTAGACCAAGAGAGCTAGGTTCTACTGCTTTGTTTGTTTTAGGATCAACAACTTGTCCACTTGCAGTCACTCTATAGGCCGCAATGTTTCCGTCTTTGTCTTGCCAAGCTTCTAAATCTGCTTTTGCAAATGTTTCCAAAGACTCTAGTTCCGACCTAGTAATTTTATTAACTTCCATGTTTTTAATTTGAGCAGGAGTATACCCCGCAACTTGCAAACGTCTTTTTACTGTTGCTGTGTCCATAGGTAAACGGTTTGCTTGAATTGCTCGTAGGTCTTTTAAGATTTTTGCAAGCTCATCAGGATCTGTCATAGATCGCGCAGCTTTTGCTTGATCGGACAAACCAAGAGTATCTGCTGTGGTTGCTACAACTGTTTGTAGGGTACTTAAAGCAGTTTGGTCGTTTAGTTGTTGCGTCAAGTCCCTAGAAGCAGTAGCATATTTAACTGCGTTTTCCGTATCCCCTTGAGACTGATAAAATTTAGCCAACTGTTGCAAACCCTGAGGTGTATTGGTGTCTATACCAGACAACGCCTGCTGCTGCGCCATCTTACGTGGTCTTGCGCCAAGCTGTTGTGCAGTCGTGAACAAACCTTGTTGGTACGAAGGTTGCAAAAGACCCTGTAAAAATTGTGTTGAAAACTTAGCCATTTGTAGCCTCCAATTAACCGAAGATGCCGAACAAGCCGCCACCAGACGGATCAAGTCCTATTACGTCGTCTAGGAACTCAGACATAGATTTACCAGTGCCTAAGACACCACCTCCGCTACCTCCACCGCTGCCGCCTCCGGTTGTTCCTCCACCAGCGCTTACATACGTGGGCTGCAACGCTTGCTGCAACAAGCCTGTACCGATCTGACCCATGAGGTTAGCTTGACCGATACCTGAGGACAGGAGGGCCTCAATACCGCTCATTTCAGCCTCACCGAACATACCAGCGCCTGACAGCTGTCCACGTTGGGCTAGTTGAGCAGTAGTCATAGCAGGCTGTACTGCGGCAGTCAACTGTGCCTGAGGTACGTAACCAGCAGACAAGAATTGACCACCAAGTTGTGCCTGCTGCGCCTGCTCTGCTTGCGCCTGTTGCATTGCAGTCAACATAGCTCTGTTACGGGCTTCTTCCTGTGCCGTAGCCATAGCCAACATTTCAGGAGTAGCGCCACCATAGGCCGCTGAAGACGTACCAAGGCGTCCCTGTGCTGCCAAGCGCTCTTCTAGGGCTAACCGCTGGCGCTCCTCTTCAGGACGCATAGCTGCTCTCATGCGTTCAAACACGGCTTGCTCACGGGCGTCCATAGGCTGTTGAGCCTGACCGTAGAACTGACCAGCGCCACCCAAAAGCTGCTGCTGTAGTGCTGCTTCTTCTGGAGACACGGTCATCGTAGTCCCACCTTCAGGACCGACACCCATCATGCCACCAGTAGCAGTAGTCACAGTGAATGGCTTAAACTCTGTCTGCTCTAGGCCCTGACGTGCGATCTGAGACGCCTCACGTCTAGCCCTTTCGCCTACGTCGCCCAGACGTTGATACGCCTGTTGTGCAAGTAGAGCGCCTGCGCCAGTACCTAAAGCCTGTTGACCGCCAGTGCTGCCTAAGAAACCACCAATGCCACCTAGTATACCGCCTAGGGTATCCGCAATGTTGTTGGTAGTTCCGCCTGCTGTCATTGGCCCACTTGGTGTTGTCCCACCGACGGGCGGCGGAGCAGTTGTCATCGTTTGGTAATAAGGCGGTATATATGTTGGGTTCGCAATTATCATAACAATTTACCTATCAAAGCCATCACGTTAATCTCCTGTAGCGACAAAGGTGACCCGTCAATTTCTGACTCTAGGCCAACCTGTACACTTGTTCCGTATCCGGTGGTGTTGAGGCTACGTTGATTTGTTAGCTGTCCACCTGTAAATTCTACTGTTGTATACTCACTTTCACCGTAAAACCCAGTAATCTGAGTACCTACCGTAAACTCTGTTGTTGCGTATGTTGTATCAAAGTCATAAGCCCATTTCATAAATACGACTGAGTTGTTTGCACCAACCAGTGTAGGCTTTAGCTTCTTCAAAATCTTGATTCTAGAGCTATCACCAAACGTCAGGCTTGGGCTATAGTACTTGAATCTGTAGCCCAGTCCGTTGTCGCTGTAGCCTGTATACGTACTAATACCGCTAGTTGTGCCTATGTGTAGCGTACCGTTTTCTAATCGTGTGTACGATGTAAATTTAGTTGAGGGCCAACGTGTCACACGGTACGACCCGTTTTCTAACGTACCTCGTACATCGAAACAGTACGTTACGTCCTGACCAGTAAAGGTTAACAGGTAGAAGCCCTCCTCAGGACTGTACATAGACCTAAAGAACTCTGTTTCATTTTGTAGTGCAGCAATGATGTCCTTAGTGATGTTACCGGACAAACTGCTAATAGGCATTGACTTTTCTTGTATTGTTCTACCAAAGCTCTTAAGTCCTGTGTGCGACAAAAACAACACGTCTGTACCAGTGTACTGCACAGTGTCCCTGTTGACGCAACCAATGCCTGCTACGGTATCTGACAAAGTCATAGAAGCAGGAGAAGTAGCGCCGTCGTACACAATAATACTGTGCTTACCAAAAATAATCAACAGGCCGTTGTGTGCCGCCAGAGCTACAATTTCGTCGTAACCGTCAGGCCATACTTTGGACACGTCAATGTTTCCGCTAGAGCCTCCTGACCATGCTGCTCCGTCTAACAAATCAGACCAATAGATAGTAGACTTGTTAGTACTAAAGTCTGCAGTCCACAAACGACCGTACGCTGCTAATACTTCATGACCATACATAGTACTAGCAACGCCAGTAGCATGAGAATGACTTGACAGTGCTTCTACAGATCCTACATGGTTTGAGTAAATCAAAGGCTCATAGCCACGTTGAAAGAAAAACATGTGATCGTTAAAGTTTACAATCTTCCAGTCGTTAGCGCTAATTGAGTAACCACCGGGAGTCTCGTCTACTAGTGTAGTTGTACCGCTGATAATCTTGTTGTTACCAACGGAGAATATCTTGGTGTTTCCTGCGTCGTCCCTATATTCTTTGATGCTGTACAAAGAGTCAGTACCAAGTACAGTCTTGTTTGTTGTTACAACAGTGTGGCCCTTACGTGCAGCAATACGACCACGTTTGTCAATCACAGCGTTGTCTGCAATTTCTGCAAACGACGGGTCTTGAGCCAACGGCGAATCTTCGGTGTTAACACCTTTGAATGCCGGAGCTACAAGATTGATACTCTGCAGTTCTTGAGCCATATCAAATAGTCCTAAATACCATCTCTTCAGGGTGCTTTGCTGCGTCTATAGCAATAGC